CCCATGCGCCCGGGTATGCTGTAGTCACGGGAGCCTCCTGGCAGGGCGTACTTAAAACGGTATGGCCTACATTCAAGCGGATGCACAGGGGCGCACCGGTGAACCTGGGCGGGGATGTTCTGGGGACAGAGTGGCGCCGTGGCGACATGTGGGCCGCTTTCTGCGTTTCCCCGGACTCTCCTGAGAATATCTCCGGCTTCCGTACCGAGAATGGTGCTCTGGTCCTGGTGGACGAGGCCTCCTCCCTTGAACCCGAAGTCTATGAAGCAATTCTGGGGCTATGCTCGGCCCGGGGCAGTAAGATTGTCCTCCTCGGGAACCCCCTGCGCCCAGAAGGTCCATTCTATGACTCATTCAGCAATGCAGGGTGGGTCAACTTTAGCATATCAAGCATTGAGGCCTCCCTGCAGAATATCCCCGGTCTGGCTTCTCCGGAGTGGATTGAGGCGAGCCGCTTGGAGTGGGGTGAGGATTCCCCCATGTGGAAGGCTCGTGTTCTCGGGGAATTCCCAGAGGATGCGGATACGGTTCTGATCCCACTGTCGGCAGTAACAGCCCGAATCCTCTCCAAGTCTCTCAGCCCCCGTGGTTGGATCCGGCTTGGAGTGGACGTGGCCAGGTTCGGAAGCGACAAGACGGTAATTGCCGCCAGGGACTCCAGGTGCATTCAGGATATCCGATCCTATTCCGGGCTGTCTACCATGGAGACGGTGGGCTGGGTCCGCAAGGCCATGGAAGACCATGACTGTAGGCCAGAGAACGTGATGATCGACGATACAGGCGTGGGCGGCGGGGTGACCGACCGCCTCCACGAGCTTGGACTATCCGTTGTCCCGGTAGACTTTGGATCAAAGGCATATGAGGAAGACAAGTTCGTGAATAGGCGCACCGAGCTTTACTGGAACATGCGAAAGGCAATAATCCCGGAAGCGACTGAACCACTATTTATACCAAGTAAGTATAACTTGCTCCGAAAGGAATTGACGCATCCGAGGTACAAAATGACATCGGACCAGCGCATCCAACTGGAGTCAAAAGACGAAATTCGTAAGCGGTTGGGAAGGTCTCCTGACGAATCCGACGCTGTTGCTCTCACCTTCGATGTCTATGGCAACTACGATTTTGCTTGATATTTATTCCATTTTGTGTTTGATTCGGATAGACTCAATGGGTTAAAACCGTGTCAGTACATAAAGCGGAGATAAATATGCGCCTTCCAAACTTTCTACGCCGGGAGCCAACAGAAGAAGAGAAGGTCAAGAGTGCTATGAAGATCATGCGGGAAATGCCTGCGGAAGATCTTCAATACCTTGCGAATCTGACAAAGGCCCCCAGCTTTGCGCCCAACTTCCTTAGTGCCGTGCAATCGGCATCGAAGAGCGCTCAGGGAGGCTTCTATGCTCTCCGCCCTGAATCTAAACTACAGTCCATCAAGAATGCCGCTGTAGTTCATGCCTGTGTAACCACCATTGCCTCGGCCTTCCAAGAAGCTCCTCTGACTATTGAGGAGCGGGAGTCCGACGGCACATGGAAGCGAACCAAGCAAGCGGTCCCTCCCTTTGTAAGTGTCTTCAAGAATAACCCAGACCTTAGTGAATCCGAGATCGCCCAGTATGCGGTCATGAATCTTGAGCTTACCGGGAAGTCATTCCTGTGGCTGATCCGGGACCGCACAGGTAATGTCAGCGAGGTCTGGCCCCTCCCGTCGTCATGGGTGACTATCATTCTCAAAGGGGACATGTCGGTCCTCAAGAACGGCAGTCGGCTGATTGACAGTTTCCGGGTGCAATTCAACAATACCCCCCAGGATGGGCAAGTCGAGGGCAACACGTCGATGGAGACATTCGACATCCCCGTGAATGACATGATCTATACCAAGTTCCCTTCTCCATGGAATCTGGTGGATGGTCTGTCCCCCCTCGGGGCCTGCTTCCCGTATGTGGAGCTGGAGTCCAAGGGCATCAATTATCTGGACAGTTCCTTGGAGAATCTGAACCTGCCCGGGCTGGCCATCAAGACCGACCGACAGGCTACCGACGCACAGAAGAAGATGCTCCGTGCGGCTATTACTGAGAAGGTAGGACCGGAAGCCGCTCGTGCCGCTATGTTCTTCTCCGGTAAGGACATGGAAGTCGACATGGTGAATCCCCTGGCCACATTCGGCTGGGCCGACTTCCACAAGCTGAATGAGACCCGAATCTGTATGGCATTCAAAGTACCACCAATCGTTATTGGCGCACTGGTGGGGCTTGAAGAGACTACCGGCTGGGCTTCCGGAGACATGCGGGAGGCCAAGAAGTGGCTGTACCGGAATACCGTCCATGGGATCTGGAAGATGTTCGCCGCCGACATCGGGCGCGCATTTATCCCGCAGGACCAGTGGGAGAAGTACCGAGTAGCCTACGACGCCACACAGGTGCCGGAACTGCAAGAAGAACGCGGAAAGCTGGAAGAACGAGCCTCCCTGCTGTTCAATGCCTCTATGGTCACTCTTAATGAGGCAAGGGAAATGATGTTGATGACATCAACTCCAGGTGGCGATTTGTTCAAAACGAATCTCAGCAATATGTTCCTCCCAGCGAGCCAGCTTGACGCACCTCGCTTGGACATAGCCACGTCCGGCCCCAATCCGGGGACCGACGATGAAGACGAAGAACTGGGGATTGATCCGGATGAAGCAGAAAACGAAGGCACATAATGTGACGCGGTTCGGCCAGGTCCTTGCGGAAAAGACCTGTCCCTTCTGTGGAGCCAGGCACATGCGAGCGGATGGGGACTATTTCATTTGCACCGTCTGTGATTGTTCCTTCCGCAACATGCCCAAGACTTTCCTGTCCCACATGAGGACTAAATAATGCCATACGAATTTACTCCGGCCCAAGAAGCGCAGATCGCCAGACAAAGGACGGCAACCAATGACCGACTCACCGCAAAGACCGCAGCGGTTGTCTTCTTGCTTCTGCAGGAGATGGCGACACAGATCTCATCAAGAATCAAACTCGGCCAGTATCCCATCCCTACGGGCGGGCCTCTTCAGTGGGCACAGCGTCTTCTCATGGGCCAGCTCGCTGATGGAAGGAGTGCGGCGTTACTTGGATATAATTCCGCCGCCTCTTTGATGACAGACCTCGGGCGCAAGACTCCGCCCCTCAGCGACTCATCACTGGAAGCAGGTTTCATGTATAAGGACATTGATGTCTATTTTACAGAAGGAACCAAGAGGCAGGCCAATACAATCACGAGAAAGGCGGAGTCCTCTTTTAAGAAGAGGATGGCAGAGCAGAACGAAGACGGTTCCCTGAAATTCAACACAGAGGCCGCCGTCGCCGGGGCAGTAGCGGCCGACATGCTTCAGTTCTCAAAGACATATGCCCCCATGGTGGCCAGTACAGGCATTGTCTGGGCCAGCAACTCCGGAAGCACTAGGGGCTATGTCAAGGCAGGGGTGGTTCAGTGGAGATGGACCACGCGAAAAGACAGCAAAGTATGTCCTTTCTGTTTGGAGCTTGAGGATACAGTCGTGGCGATTACTTCATCTTTTGTACGTGCCGGTGAACGATTTGAGGCGCCGACAACTAATGCCGCAGGGGAGCAGACTACAGTGTTTTTGCAGATGCCGGAGTGGAACATCCATCACCCGCCCCTTCACGCAAATTGCCGTTGTTTTCTCTTGCCGCACGCTTAGGCGGTTTTTTATTTGCTTTTAATTATACCAATATAGTATAGTTCGATTACGTCCGGAGGAAAATAGCATGGCTACGAAGCAGAAAACGAAAGCAAGCAAGCCCATATCGATCGATGTGGAGAAGCGCACGGTCGAGGTAGTCATGACGACTAACGACGTAGACCGGGACCGGGACATCGTGGAGACTAAGGGCCTATGCACGAAGAACTTCTTGCAGAATCCAGTAGTCCTCTGGGCGCACAATGCGTCTATCCCGCCCATCGGGAAGATCCTTGACATCCAGCAGTCTGATAGTTGCATGGTCGGTACGGTAGAGTTTGCCAAGACCGCCATGGCTGAGGAGATCTTCCAGCTTTATGTTGGCGGGTTCCTCAAAACGTGGTCCATTGGATTCGGATCCAAGAAGATGGAATTCATCAAGAACGAGCAGAACGACATTCAAGGTTACCATTTCCTTGAGACAGAGCTTTACGAGCTGTCTGCCGTGCCTGTGCCGGCGAACCCGGAAGCCCTGGTTCGCGCCTGCAAGGGCTTGAAGGACGAGGAGCTGAAGGCGGTTCTGTTTAAGGCGGCCGATTATGACGAGAGTCCTGCAATAGGGCAGATCGTACTGGGCGACGAAGCACAACTTCTCCTCCCGGAAG